ATCTATTAAAGTAATTTTTCCTTCTGGATCTAGAGCTACAATATCTATTGGCCCTGTACAGCCACAGTTTTTAAAAACATGATAGCCGTTATCCCAAAGCCATGTGATAGCATAGTGTTCTGCTAGATCGCCTATGCGACTAGGATCGTGATTAATGTGTTTCACTCCAGTTATCTCCTATCTTGTACTCGCCGTCAAGCTCACAGAAAAGCTCAAGCTCTTCCCCCGTTTTACGAATAGCATCTACACCTAACTGACCCACACAATCAGATTGTTTTTCTAGGGCTTCTATCTGCCATTCATCATGGACGTTGCAGACAAAGTGTGCGTCAAGAGTATTAAGTTTTATATCGCGGCTTAAGTTTATCATAGCGTGTTTCATAACGATAGCCCCCGCACTCTGAAGTAGTGTGTTTAGTGCGGCGTGTTCAGAGCGTATATAAAGCTTGCGCCCATCTAGTCCTTTGATAAAACCTTTTGAAGCCGCTCGTCCAACTGCGTCTTTAAGATGTTTAAATGCAGGGAGATTATCGAAGAAACGTTTTCTAAGTTTCGCACCATCTCTTTTGTTTCCTCCAACCACACTGCCAAGTTTTTCATCTCCTGCTCCGTATAGGAGTGCATATATAAATGTCTTTGCCTGATTTCTTGATTCAAGCCCTGCAAGTCTTTGGTTAGTTGAGTGTATGTCTCCGTGCAGTATTTCATTTTTGAAGTCCTCGTCCTTCATGTAGTGTGCAAGCATTCGTAACTCAAGACCACTAGCATCAATACCAACTAGCTTATAGCCCTCTGGTACAGTCCAGCAAGCTCGACACTCTTTACCATAGGGTGCGGAAACACTAGGAACCTGTGCCATATTGGGGCTGTTGTGTGTCATGCGGCCTGTAATAGTTCCATTAGGATTGACAAAGCCACGCACACGATCATCGTCATGCGCTTCCTTGAGCCATGAAGTTACTTGAGCAATACGCTTTTGAAGCAAAAGATATTCTGCGATAAGTGTAGCTTCAGGTATATCTGTAATTTTACTGAGCGTAGACTCATCTACAATTGGCTGTCCTGTAGGCGTAAACTTTTGTGGCTTCCACCCAAAGTCAATTAGATATTCACCAATTTGTTTACGTGAGCCAAGGTTGAAAGGAACTTCTTCAATACGTACAGCTTTACGCTTGATTGCAAGCTCTTCATATTCTTCTTGTGTCAGTCGGCTTTTCTTTTCTGAGCCTTCAATAAGGCCCATCCTAGATAGCGCACCTGTCTTTGTAAAGTGAGGAAGAAGAATAGTTTTTAATTGCTTGGGCCTGAATGTTTTCTGAACCTCACGTTCTACTTCTTTGAGGCGGTCAGTTAGTTCTGCGACAAGTAAAGTTGCGGCCTTAACATCTAGAAGAAAGCCACGCTCCCTTTGATCTGCAATAATTTTTAGTGTCTCGTGTTCAAGTACAACTGACTGTCGGCTGAATCCGCGAGACTCTGACTTAAGATTGTTAAACATCTTAGCGTTCAATACCGCATCGTTACGGCAGTAGTTCAACATTTCTGGAGAGTATTCTCCAAAATCTGTATGATCTATTTTTTGTAGGCCAATGCGATAGCCCCAAGACTCAAGGCTATGACCGCCTTCTCGTGTTGGGTTAAATAGACGAGAAAGTACAAGGGTATCTACAATCGCTCGCCCTTCTGTTAAGTCTATGTTGTGTATCTTCTTGATTGCTGGAAGATCATAGCCAATAATATTATGGCCTATAAGCTTATCAGCAGTCGTAAGATATGCAAGACCATTGACAATCTCAGTCGGCCCAAAGGTTTTGGTTTCGCCAGAGTCAGGATCAACTGCGGCGATGCACCAGATCTTTGTCGGTTCTAAACTGTCTGCTTCTATGTCAAAGACAATACTTTTCATAGCTCAATCTCATCTTGTTCTTCAACTTCCATAGCTATTTCACTGAGCCTACCACTATCCTTGTCATAAAACAAGTGTGTGGCTAGACCTACATCACCAGTATATCTGGACTTAAGTACACGAACTCGTGTGGTGCTGGCCTCAACAGGATCTTCTGATTGCTGGTTGCGCTCTAAAGATATAACACAATCAGACAACTGAGCAATACTTTGTGAGCCGCGTAGGTGATTGAGTCCTGTCTCAATACCATTTTCATGTCCACGATTACCATCAATCCTTCTAAGGTGAGACACAAGTATTAGGCCAACGCCTGTCTCTTCAACCAGCGTTCTGAAGTTGTGCATAATGGCGTCTATATTTCGTCGCTCGTCACCATCCGTTGTCATCGACAGTAACATATGCAAGTGGTCAAATACTATCCACTTACACTCAAGGCCCATTGCCATAAAGCGTAGTTTACTAAAGACACTATCGACATCGTTCATGCCAAGATGGGCGTGGACAAATACACGATTTTTATTTTGCCCGTCATAAAGAACATTAAAGAAGTTGTCAATTTCTTCTTCACTAAACTGAGCGCGAACGCTGTCAATATGCAGTCGAGCATTAGCTTCAATAGATAGGACACCATCGACAGTCCTACGCCAATCCTCTTCAAGAGCAATGATACCTACCTTGTCGTTGGTATTGGTGATGAGCCAGTGTTCAAGCTCACGAGTAACACTAGACTTACCTAAGCCTGTGCCGCCCGTTAAAGTAATTAACTCACCTTGCCGCAAGCCATCTAGTTTTACATTGAGTCCACTCCAAGGATACGGAATAGATTCTTTGCGCTCACGCTTCTTGTAGTTCTCACGCTCTTCACTGACGTTTAAAATCCCAGACGGTGTGTAAAGTTTTGAAGCCCACCACGCAGTAACGTAAGCTTTGTGATGACCCAGCTTGAGCATTTCGTTAGGGTCTTTGAACTCAGCAGGGAGCGTAAGTATCTTGGCCTTTCCGGGTTTGATAATACGCGCCACTTTCTTGGCGGCTTCTCTTCCGGGCTTGTCGTTGTCGAAAGAAATAACCACCGTATCAAACGATTCAAGGAACTCAAGATTTTCTTGGACATCCCGTGCCGCGCCCTGTGCTCCATTCTTAACAGATACAACCGGCCATTTACTCCCCAGAAGTTCGTATGCCGCCATAGCATCACATTCACCTTCAGTGATCGTAATATATTTGCCACCCGCCTGCGCCACTTGCTGACCAAAAAGGCCAGTTCCCTTGGGTGAGCCTGACCAAGTAAATGTTTTATCTGCATTGCGAACCTTCGTAGCAACTTCTTCATTGTTAATGTATGCAGGGTAGTGATGCTGAATAATATTGCCCTGCTCGTCTTTGACTGAACGAACACCAAATTTCTTTGCGGTTTCAAGAGAGATAGATCTGTCGGTGAGTGCGTGATAAACGCTGTTGGTGAAGGGAGTATTGTCGTTAGATCTTTTAAAGCTATTGAAGTCTGCCACGTTGCCTCCCATTGCAGATTCGTAGTCTTTGAAAAAGGTTCCACAACTAAAACATTTTGCAGAACCGTTTGAATTTACGGAGACAGGATCACTGCCTCCGCAACTTGGACAAGGTTTTTGATAGGCCACAAAGTCGCCCATGTTTATTCCTCCGTAGCATTGTCCTCGACAATTGCAGATTCATTTAAATACTCTTGCATCTTTTGGTGTAATGCGACTGCCGCCGCTTGAGCAATAGTAAGATCAGATTGAAAATTATCAATACGATTTTGGACAGTCGCTAAAAGCTGAAATGTTGCCTGACCTTCGCCAGACAACAGTTCAACGTCATAAGTTTTGTCCTCGTGTGTGTATCTCCACATCAGAGTTCATCTCCATCTTCGCCGTCAACAATATCAAACTCTGCACCGTCAGGGCTGGCATACTCTACCAACTCAAGCACTTGCATAGCTTGAAAGTCTAAGCCTTTGTATACAGTACCATTCCAAGTAGACTCCCACTCTTTGTACTGTACTTTAACTTTACTGCCGTTGCCAACACTGGTATTTAACGGTTGTTTGTTTTGATCCAACAGCTTTGGTGCTGGTCGGATCATCCCATTAGGGCCGTTTACTTTACGCTTGATAAGAAGTGCAGGGCCTTCTTCCATATCTTTAACTGTGAAGCCACGCGATCTAAAATCATTTGCGACTTCATCACTCACCACAAGATTCACAGTATACACCGGAGTGTAAGTTGTGTTTGGTGTAGTAACGGATGCCCAATATGCAACGCCTTCAACAAGAGCCATAGTTAAATCTCCTACGATTTATTAAATAGAAAAGTAATGTAGTGCGGAATGCACTTGTACACATAATCAGTTGACAATTGTTCTTGCTCTTTACGAGCTTGAATATTAATCCAACTAATCATATTCTTCATTGCTTGTGGTGAGGGCAGGCTAGTACCTAAGCCCATAACAAATGCCCGACACAACGCATCTTCAATATTAAATGGTTCCTCCTCCACACCTCCCCCTAGTCATAATTGCCAGTAAGAACAGTCATCTTTACTAAGTCTATAAGTAAATTAAACTTTTCCATCTCAACATCAGACACAACTTTTAAGTCTTCACCAGTATCAACAATTAAAATAAAAGGATATCTTAAAACTTCATCGGTATTTTCAGACTTTTGAAGTGTGTCTAATCCTTCAGTGACTTTTTCACTTAAAGATTTTTTTGTATTACCACCAAAATTACCTTTAATAATCTTCAACGATTACCTCCAGATCCTTGAATCACTCCACGGTCAGCACGACTTTGGAGTTTAGAGAGATTATACGCGGCTACTTCAGACAAGTCAACCCCGTGATCTTTCAGGATCATGGCAAGATTCCATAGCACATCCCCGGCTTCTGAGATTACATCTTGGCGTTCTACTTTACGGTTATCTCCCCGCAACATCGGCTTGATAAAGAGGTCGGATAACTCAGCCGCCTCCACCATCAAAGACGCAATCGGATAAAACTTATCTTTGTACAGCGCCGTTGATGCGGCGGCTATTTGATAGTCATCAAAGTTCATGTTCACTCCTCTTGTGTTGTTCAATAAATTGTGATACTGTTAGATCAGATTGCTTGGCCTCCTCCCATAATTTAAATATTTGTTCCATTGTCCATTGACGAGTATCAATTTCTTTTATTATATATGAACAATAGTCTTCATCATTTGACGCGCTACGCACAAGCCTGTTTAAATTCATCAGTAAAAAGTTCCTTGCCTCGTGTTGTAAATAAATATGCTGGATCAACAGCAAAACAAATACGCCCTATATCAGAGCGGTCTGCATCAAAAGCACATTTCTCAAACAAAGTATATTTATGTCCGTCCCACGGTTTTGCAGATGTGTGCATAGCACAAGCTGATTGCAACATCCAACGCTCTGCTGTACACAAATCAATTAAATGTTTCACAGATTCAATATACTCTGCCGCACGTTGACCATGTTGAGGATCAATGCCTTCATTTTTTCTACAAGAATCATGGAGATACGCAAAGTACTTAAAGAGTTTTGGATTAAGTTTGAAGTAGTCAGCAAGCTCCAAGCCTGCCGCCATAACATTAGCATAATGCCTGCGACCATGTATATCAGAGTAATAAAATTCGTTGTCTTGTTTAAGACGTTCAATAAGTTTCTTCAATTTGTTTGATCCTCAATTAACCAATTTAAATAGACTTGTGCTTTTTTCAGATCCTCCACTCCATTTTTGTATTTAAACCTATGAAGATACTTCATAACATTCCCAGCACAATAGTCTCCAAAGCCGGGGCCAAGCTGTTGTTTAATATAATCAATAGCTTCTATACCACCTTTGTTGTAATGCTGGGGTTTAGTAACCGGATGATGTTTATCTTCAGGGTGATAAAGTTTTCCGGTTATAGTTTTAGATCTGGCCTTGTCCCATTCTTCAGGGGTTGCATCATCAATGCTCATCGTTACCTCACAATTTTTACATCGGATTCGGTTTCAATAACAACACGCGCACCACAGGATAAAATAGGTTTGCCGTTGCCGCTATATTTTATCACACTACTGCCAAGTATTTCGACCTCGTGACAGTAAGTATTACTGCGCCCTGCTTTAATTGTAATTACAGGCTCGTCCGTACCATGCTTTTTGTTCGCACGAATTTTATGTTGATTGACATGAATATATTTTTTCAAAAGATCTCTCCTGATTTAATATAATTACCAATAAGTATACCAATAGAAAAGAAAGTCACTATCACCAGCGCATACAAATACTCAGGCGAGTGACGCAGAAGAATAAAAAATTCTTTCATACGGCTTTTGTTCATTGCATCAGTCTCCATGATCTGACCAATGATAGTCAGCTTCGTCTATGTAATCACGAACAAGATCAAACATATAATCAATGTTGACCCAGCTAGTGATGTCAACTCCGTGCGATTTAACTGAAACAATTTCAACTAAGTTCTCCTCGTCACCATGATGTACAAACTCAATCAAAACATCCGTTGTCATCCAAGGGCAGTCAAGCTCTGCTTCCATGACTTGATTGCCATACATACTAGCTGTTCCCATGAAACACCTCCTGATACTCAACCATATATTCTAATATTCTGATGGCCTCTCTAGTCGCTGACTCTTTGCCCTCAAAATAATTTGCAAGGGCAGAGTTTTCGCCATACCTCTTTGCGTATCTGCGCCGTGCTTTTATTGAATCCGCACAGTTATTTCTAAGATGACCGCGCCAATGATTAACCAACTCAATACTATTCAATACGCTCATAATAATCTCCTCAATGATGTGTGTAACTTACGTTCGGTACTGCTTTATCCCAACACGCTCGACACTCACCACACTTGTTGTC